AACGAACATGCTGAGATCTTTGACCAAGAATCAAGCGATAGAGCATTTGAAGAAGAAGTAATGCTTATGGGCTTCGGCGAAGCTGCTGTAAAACAAGAAGGTGCGGCTGTTCAGTTTGACACTGCAAAAGAAAGTTTTACAAGTAGATACACTCACGAAACTATTGCACTTGCATTTAGTTTGACTGAGGAAGCTGTCGAAGACAATTTGTATGACACTTTATCTGCTCGTTACACAAAATCATTGGCACGTTCAATGGCTTACACAAAGCAAGTCAAGGGTGCTAATATTTTAAATAATGCATTTGCAACTGCAGGTGGAGATGGTGTTTCACTAGTAAACACAGCTCACCCAACAGCTTTGGGTGGAAACTTCTCCAACCAACTTGCAACAAATGCAGACCTTAATGAAGCATCACTCGAGCAAATGATGATCGATATTGCAGGCTTCATCGACGAAAGAGGGCTAAAAATTGCAATGCAGGGAAGAAAATTAATCATCCCAGTAAACATTCAATTCGTAGCTGATAGAATCTTGAATTCAACTCTAAGAGTCGGTACTGCTGACAATGACATCAATGCGATGAGAAACATGGGTATGTTGCCAGAGGGTTATGTAATTAACCACTATTTAACTGACACAGATGCATACTTTGTAAAAACAGATGCTCCTAACGGTTTCAAGCACTTCGTAAGAGCTGCCCTTACTACTGGTATGGAAGGCGATTTCGATACAGGAAACATGAGATACAAAGCACGTGAAAGATACAGCTTTGGATTTTCAGATCCTAGATGTGTATTTGGATCACAAGGTTCATAAAAACTTCTTGATCTTTCCAAGAGAAAAGGGCGCTTGTAAGAGCGCCTTTTTTATTTTATAGTATTTTTACCCAAGACTTAAACGACAACTAACAAAGGAGGTTGACATGGGAACAACTACATTTTCAGGTCCTATTAAGGCAGGATCGATAAAAGATACGAGCGGTAACACAGTAGGTAC